TAGCGTTATTCCCGCCCTGCCAATAACCACCAACAGCCGTTACGCCTTCTTTGAACTTATTGCCGATATCGTTACCTACGCCCCAGATTTCACCTGTTCTAGATTTGAAGCCATTTATTAACTCACCTACAAGGGCAACTCCTTGCCAATAATGATCAGGAAACTTAGATTGGATAGATTGCCAGAAAGCACTTTGGATTCCCCATCCAGCACTCTGAACATTTCCTTGTTGCGATAGAATACCTTGTCCTAATTTGGCGGCTAATTGAGCACCTGCATCATATGCATTTCCGATTTGCCCAGCAAGGGTACCAATAACTCCACCAATTACTTGAGATAGGGTTGCTTGTAAAGTTGCTATAGAGGCTTGAACGGCTGGATTTACCTGAGGTAGACCAGTTAATGCCCATGCGAACTCAATCAACTTGTTAAGCATAGATTGACCCATTCCGATGATCCACTCTTTGTTAGATAAGTCCCCTACATCTTGATTGATTTGACAAACTTCCCATACGGCGTGACGAACATTTCGTAAGTTGTCTAACATTCCGTCTTGAACAGGAGCTATAGTGTTTACTGTCCAGCTGAATCCAACGAATTTGTTAAGCATAGACTGAGCCATACCTACAATCCATTCTTTTGCCGCCATATCGCCTACATCTGCGTTTACCTGGCAAACTTCCCACACTGCGTGTCGGATATTTCTTAGAATATCCCATTTGTCAGCACCAATCTCAACCAAAGAGTTGACGGTTTGTGCGAATCCAGAAAACTTATTAAGTATGGATTGGGCTAATCCTACAAGTAGTTCTTTTTCACCCATAGCCAATCCAGTAGGAATTTTACCAATTTCACTTATTATAGAAGAAACAGCAGCTACCTTAGCAATGTTATGACCTTGATCAACAGATTCAATTCCATTTATGGTCTTAGCAATCTCTGTGAACTTGTTAAGTAAGGATTGTACCTTGCCCATTTCGTCTTCAGAAATCATTCCGCCAGTAGCAAAACTCTTTAATGAGTTCCATACGCCACCAGTACCTTTCTGATCTATAAGCGTTCGAACAATTCGAGAAATAGTATTAATATTATCTTCTGTGCCTTTAGCCTCCTGAGCCCAATCAAAAGACAATTTCTTTAGATTGTCAATCATAGACACATAAGTACCTACAATAGAAGCAACATTTTGACTGGTTCCAGCCTTAAAGAAGGTATTCGCACTGTCTGAAATATTTTGAAGCCAATCCGTACTGCCTTGAAGAGTTAATTTTCTAACTACGCCGTGTAGTTTGTTTAGTAATGCATCAATAGCTTTATCATCTAATTGAACACTCTGGACTTCATTTAATTTAGTTGCAATTTCGTGATACCTAGAAACAATACCACTAATATTCTTAATAATTTCACCTTGTAGGAAGCTAGATATAATCTTATCAATACCCTCCAGTGGTGAACCTGGACCAGCAGCTGATAAGTCTTTTATAACACCAGAAATTAAAGTAATCTTTCCCTTAATCACTTCTGGAACAATATTCACACCTTGGATTTCATTTAATTTGGTTGCGATATTGTGATACGAATCAACAATACTACTTATCTGACCGACATTTATATTCTTAACGAAGTTTTTAGCCGCCTCCATAGCCAACTTCATAATTGAGTCGCCATCATTTGCGGACACTAGCTTTAAGGTATCGCCAATCAGAGTTATTTTACTATTGATAGCCTCTTTATCAAGAGGAATTGCAGCTATTAAGGCTAGTTTAATTGCTATATCTTTATACGAATTAACAATAGAGTTGACAGCCACCATATTTATTGCCTTGACTGCATTTTCAAGCAGTCCACCGACATTAGCCTTCGCCATATGAGCTATCACTGCAACTAACATATCTACTTTAGCTTTTACGCCATTCACATCGCTGGTTACGGCTGAATCTACATAAGCAATTGCCTTAGCTGCCGCTACCATTCCACCTAGAATACCAAGAAGAGCCACTAATCCAGCACCTAGGAATAAAGCACCAACACCAGTAGCCATAATTGCACCTAGAACTCCAGCTAGCACACTTATAGCACCGATCCCAATCGCCATGTTAGCTACCTTAGAAGCGAAACTTGCGATATCACTTGGTACTACACTATTCGTATAAGCAATAGCCTTAGCTGCTATAGCTAATGTACCTGAAATGAGAATCAAAACTCCCAATCCAGGAATAATATGTTTCCCTAATTTACCAACAATTCCACCTAGTATGGCAATAGCACTTACGCCTATACCAAGGTTTATAATCTTACTGCCGAACTCAAGAATATCTCCTGGGATAGCCTGATTTGCGTATTCCAAACTCTTTGCCAAGATGGCTATACTTCCAGCTATAAGCACCAATTTGAAGAGGCTTTTAGCATTGCTACCCATTTTATTAGATAGGGCAACTAATATACTCATACCTAGAACAACGCCACCCATAAGTCCCATCTTTGCGGCTAATCCACCCAAATCTTCTGGCATAGATTCGTATGCGAACTTAAGTGCGTATCCAAGGGCGGCAATAGCTCCAGCCATAAGAACGAGGTTAATAATTCCAGACCTCATTGTAATCATCATCTTCTGCCCCTTAGTCATTTGAGCACTCATTGACTCAATAGGAGCTAGTATATTGCCACCTTTCACCGCTGAAGCAGTAGTTTTTCCTATTCCGAATAAAGCATCTCCGAATTTCTTTATAGAAGAAGCAGTACCTAAGAGTGCTTGTCCTAGACCTACAATTTTTCCAACAGCCGCTCCACCGGCAATAGCAATCATAATTCCTTGCAATACAGGAGTTGGGAATTTAGCTATAGTATCCGCTAGTGTAGTTAAAATGTTGACAAAAGCAGTTAAGACTTTAGTAACTCCATCACTTGATGCTAATTGTGCGAAAGAACTTGTAAGGCTACCAGCTAATCTACCTAATGCTCCTAGTAAATTACCTACAGCGGTTCTGAACTCATCACTTGAAGCCATAGCTCTAGTGAAAATAAATGCCAAAGCCACTACAGGGGCACTAACACCACCTACAGCCGATCCAACACCTCCTAATGCCCCTAACAATCCTCCTGCTCCACCAGTAATACTACCAACGAAGCCAAGGATTTGTGTACCTAGAATTGCAAAGATAGGAATAAGAGCTTTAATGTCGAATCCACTAGCAAGCATTTTAGATCCAAGACTTTCAATACCACCAGCTAATTTATCTACATAGTCAAGTACTCGGCTAATTGCCCCAGGTAGTTTATCAGCTAATTTGTCAATGAATGGACTAATAGCCTCACCCAAACGCCCCATAACTTTTTGCATCTTCTGACCTGTTGCACTTGATCCAGCAAGAGTGTCAGCAAAGATTTTAGTTAAGCGAACAGTAGACTGGTAAATACCTCTTTCAGAAGCCTGGAAACCTTTTTCAGCATCAACAGAGTAACCTACAAGGGCGGCTCCAATATCTGCTAAGCGACCTTTTGCACGACCACTCTGATATTCAAGGGTAGCAGTAAACTTACCCATTGCTAATGCACCGTTTGCGGCAACAGCCTCAAAAGCCTTTATAAGTTTGTCAGTATCAATTTTCTTCCCATCTATGAAACCACGAACTTCACCCGTACCAATGTTTAACTGTTTAGCCAACTCTTTAATAAGGGCAGGAATGTTTTCTAAGCCAGCAATTTTAGCAGCTCTGAATCGTCTTTCACCTGCTAAAATTTCGTAACCAAATAAGGAAGATTTTCTCAAAATAATGGGCTGAATAATTCCATTTTCTTTAATAGAAGCTAAGAAGACCCATCCGACAGGTACAATAATACTAATTGCTAATGTAATGAGCGCAACATAGATAAACGCTTTATATAGCTTCTCAAATGATTGAGTTTGTCCTTTCATGATCTTCCCTCCTAATATTCAAGAATATCGCGTTTCGTAATATGACTTACGATACCGGATAATCCGAATGAGAATATAAAGACAGCTACCCCGATGGCCATACCATAACCGTATGAAGAGTTCGTATAGGCTTGTTTAAACATATAGCTTAAGAACACTTCTGTAGAACCATCTGGTCCACCGTCTGTTAAGATTTGCACTAATAAGAAACTTAAATTAATCGTACTAATAATGAAGAATGTTAATGTCGTACGAATACTATTCCAAATTAATGGTAAAGTTACATTGAAGAATTTTCCGATTTT